TTTGTGCTTTTTTACGAACTGCTTTGTTTACTTCAGGATTACCTGCTCTATCACCAGTTGAATCTTTTGGTCTATCACCATCTTTAGGTTCATCCTTTTTAGGTTCTTCAATACCCGCAATAAAATCATAAATTTTATCTTTAGCATTTTTTATGTCAGATGGTACGTCATCATAATTTGCTTTTCCGAGTGTATTCAACAAGTTATTATATTCTTTTTCTTGTTTGGGAGTAAACTTATCTTTTAAAGAACTACCTAATTTTCTAAAATCTACTATTTCATGCTCTCCCTTATTTGATAAAAAGTTTTTAACATCATCATTTGAAGTGTTACTTTTTTGTGAAGTATCTTTTTTAGATGATGTGGTTTTGTATTTATCAAGAATAGCTTTTACTTTACTAATTTCACTTTCAAGTTCAGACTCATACTTTTCTTGTTGTTCTGTATCATCATCCATTTCAGAATCAACAATATCACCTTCAAGTTGTTGTATATAAGTTTTATAATCTTTTAAAGTTTCAAAATCATCTTTAGAAAACTTACCTTTATTATCGTCTAAAAAATCATCTAATTCAGTTGAAGATTCTAGTGCACCGTCAATATCATTATCACTAAATGATTTAGATGGTTTGGATGAACTTGATTTATCTTTCTTAGGTTTATCAAAGATGTTTACTTTAGGAGTATCTTTTTTAGCATCAGTATCTTTTGCTGCAGCCTTATGTGTTGAGATAGGTACAAACTTATTACCATCTTTTTCAAAAGTTGGTGCGTTTTCATCATCTTCTTTACCCTTTTCTTTGAACTTACCAAATCCAATAGAAACGTATCTATCTTCAGGTGCTTCTGTAATAGGTTTTAAAGTTATTAATTCTCCTAATTTAATCATCGTATTCTCCTATTTTAAACCACTAGATGAACCATCTGTTTTAAGAGTAAGTGGTTCATCATTTACATTACCACTTGCCACTTTTTTCGGTAAACCCGGCAACTTAGCAACAACTGGTTGTGTATATACGTTACCATCTACTTGATTTTTTAATTGTGATTTATGTGGGGATTGTGCCGCATCATATTGTGTTTTTAGTGCCATAGTTTCTCCTATAATTTTTTTGTTTCTTTTTTTAATGTATATAAATCAAGTTTACCATCTTCAGTAATCTTAACATCGTAACCAGTTTTTCTTATATCATTGTGGCCACCTTTAAATGGTGAAGTTGCAACACTTCGTGTTACAGTTCCCAATGTAATATCATTATTAGATAAATATTTTTTTATATCAAATCCCATAGCCTTAACTTATTTCTGTTATAATTTCTCTCATCATGTCCTGTGCTTTACACCATTCATTACAAACTACTGATTGTTCTTGAATTTGTTTGTTCACAGATTCATTCATTGGAGTCATAAATGCTCCATGTGTTGATGGGTTAGATACAAAATCCCAACCAATCAATTCAAAATCTTCACCTACTTGTACTTTACCACCTGATAGAGGTTCTACTGAGCCCATACCTCTTGATGATATACCTAAAAGGATTCCTGCCTTAAGTAATTCTTTTAATATATTACCACTTGGTGTTGGGAGTATCTCTACTGTACCTACTAAATCATCATTATCCCAATGAATCTCTCTTACATTGTGTGATACGTTCTTCAGATTGATTACTGAAGAATCTGGATGGTCTAATTCACCAAGAGCACGTCTTTCTTTTATAAGTGTTTCGTACTTCTTAGCTTCTCTTTGTAGAATCTCCATTGGATATATTCTACCATTCTGATTTTCTGCACCAGCTCTCTGTAAAATACCCTTAACGATAGTTCTTCCACTATCATCTTCGTTTACTCTACCTTCGAATAATCTGGTTTCTATTAGTAGTTTACTCATTATGCTCCCCACATTTTACGTTTCTTAAACAAATCAAAGAAAATTGCTGATACTTCTTGACGTATCAACTCACGAATGAGTTTTTCATCGTCATTCGTGATTTCCTCGTTAATCTTACCTTTTTTAACATTAACGATTTCTTCATTGATGATATCATACAACTCTCTCTTAGTCATTTATTTTTTTTCTTTTTTCTCTATTGCTTTCTGAAGTGCTGGTGGTAGTTTTTTCTGAGCAGCAGTTAGTTCTGCAACTTGTTCTTTTTTTGCTCCTCTACCTTTCCAAGTACTTTGAATTTTATTAAAGAATGCTTTTTTCTCTTCATCAGACATTGAAGGTAATGATTTACCAGCCTTTTCTAATGCTTTTTTAAAGAATGCTTGGTATTCTGATTCCTCTACCATCACTTCTCTAACGATTTCTTTTAATCTATTTCTTGATATTTTCATTTTTCAATCTCCTGTATTGTTCGAGCGATGTTAATTAATCTCTCCTTTATCTTATAAATATGATTATTTGTTCTTTTCCAATATTGATTGGAATCTAACTCATTCATAGTTTTGATTTTATTATACCAATTGAAAAATTTCTCAGTTTCTCTTAACTGATATTTCAATTCTTTTAAACCCATTGCCATCTTCTTATGAGGATGCATTGTTTCATCGTTTTTTAATTCTAACCAACGATTTACTGGTCTTGTTACCTTAGCTTCACTTACTGATTCTTTTAAATATTTTTTCCAATCTGAAAAATCAGGTGCCTGAGGAACTTCAATAAAATTAGTTTTATATCTTAATTTAGGTTGTTTACTTAAATCATATCCTAATCTAACAGCAACCTTCTTTTTTAAATCTACATAAAAAAGTGCACCATGATAATCAATTAAGTATGCACCTTTTTTACCATCAATAAATCCAGGTATATTTTTTAACAACACACCAGGAGATGTAAGCCCTAAACCAGAATGTCCTGCAATATATTTTACAGGTGCATCTTTAGTAAGTTGAAAATATTCATGTCCTCTTTTTGGGGATACCAATCCCTCATCAACTTTTGTATATCCAGTAGCTGATTTAACAATATCGTCTTTTTTCTTTTTATCTTTTTTTCTTCCACTACCAAATGCAAAAGGAGTGTTGTATCCATCAACACTTGCAGTTGTAGTAGCCTCATCTAATTCTTGTTCTATTTCTTGAATTAGTTCTTCAATAAAGTTATTAAGATTTTTTTCCATTGACATTTTTTATCTCCTTAATCAACTCATAAGACATCATTAAAGCTGAAACTTGATTATCAGTAATCTTTTTACCAATTTTTTGTTTTTTCAAAACATTAATAGTTTCACGCAATTTGATTTTTGTAATCTTATCTTTCATACTTTTATACATTGTATGCAATTCTGTGATTGTACTTATAAGTTCTTTCTCAAAGTACTCACCAAATTTAGATGTATTAGTAATATTGTTAATATATTCTCTTAATAAACCTTTTTGGGATTCATTTAAGTTTGTATATTTGTTGTTGAATGTTTCTAACAAGATTTTGTAAGTGAGTAATCTTAAATCTTTTTCTTGTTTTTGGTAATCTTCAACTAATTTTTCTTCTTTCTTTTTTAAAGAAGGAGTTGCATTGGAAATATGCTCAATGATTGTTTGTTTAGAATCAAATACATCTTTTACTTCAAGAATATCGTTCTTTTTACCTTCGAATAATTTATGTACTGATGCTAATATTTTGTAATTGGTTACAGGTGAAGCAAGTAAATTATTAATTTCAAAGTTTTCTTTAATAGATTTAACTAAGTTAAACTTTTCTCTTTTTAGTTTACTATAATCAATTTTAGTATGAGCCTCTAACACTACATCAATAAACTTTTCAGCTTTATTTTCTGAGTTATATTTCTCATTTATTAATAAATTATACAATCGAAGTTCTTTGGCAAGTTCAGTTTTTCCACTAAAGAATTCTTTTACAATTCCTTTAGCTTTTTCTTCACCACCATTTAAAACTTCAAGTGTAATTTGACGGGTTAGTATTTCGAATAGAAAACCCGTATTCTTGAATTTTGAATGTCTTATTTTTTTCATTTTTACAATTTCCAATTACAAATATATAAAATTACTCTATTATAAATATAAATTTATAAAAGATAAGGTATATTTATGATTCATCTATTATATTAGATTCATCTAACATATCCTTCATTTCGTGTAAATATTTACGTTTTGCTGCAATACCGTTGATAACTTTCAACGCTTTTTCTTCGGAAGTCCGAGAACGTTTTTTTGTTCTCTCTTTATCCCCAAGTGGGTCTCTACCAAGTGGATGTTTGTCTTTCTTATAAGTATTACCTTCTCTTGGTCTACCACCCTTATCTTTTATTTCTTGTTTGATATTTTCGATTTGTTCTTCGATATCATCTGGTTCTTCATCTTCTTGTGCAGGGTCATTACCCTCATCTTCAATAGACCTGAATCTAAATCTATCTTTTAAGTCATCTAACATTGCAACTCTTTGTTCATCTTGTTCACCACCACTTAGTTTGAATATATTTTCATATACCCAATCTTTAGATAACATATTAAGACCTTGAATATCTTGAGCTAATCTAATTTTCTCACTCCACAAGTTTACTTTCTCTTGTTCGTATATTGTAGATGGATTTACTAATGATAATTCAAAATTAGTCATTTCTGAATCTTGAATACCTTGTGCATATAGATGTACAATTGCAATTTTAGATAATTCAGATACTACCGTTCTTTGGATTCTCTCTATGGTTCTTGCGAATCTAACATCTTCAGCTGCTAATGTTGCTTTACCATTTACATTTTCTTCATATCCTAAGTAAGCTCTTGGAATCTTTAGTGCTGCGAATAATTTGTTTTTTAGATAATCGATATCTTCGATAGTTGCATATTCCAATCCTTGAAGATTATCTATTGATGTACCACTATCTCCACCTCTAACTGGTAAGTAAAAATCTTCAGTTAGATTTTGCATATTATACTTTAAGTTGTAATCACCAGTATTTCTATCGATGAAAGGAACTTTCTTCATCTTGTTGATGATTCTCTGCATATAGTTATCCACTTCTGTTGGTGGGATATTACCAATATCAATTTTGAAAACTCTTTTTTCAGGTGCTCTCATGATTCTATGGATTAACATAGCATCTTCCATTAGAGATAATTGTTTCCACAATCTTCTTCCATTCTCAATCATAGATTTACCATATGGTAACCAGTTAGTATCTGCTAACAACCTAAAATGAGCAATTTCAAAGTTTTCATATTCTTCTTTTCCATTCGGGTCCTCAGTAATTTTAAACTTTACTGAATTTGGATTTGATGGGTCTGTTCTTTCTAATCTTTCTGTATTGTAAACTGAATGAGGTGTTACGTTAACAATACCTTTACCTTCTGCAACTTCTAAACCTAAGAAAAAATCTCCATACTTACACATATTTCTTACCCATGGCCAGAGATTGAACTCTACGTTCATTATATCATAGAATAAATTGTTAAGTAAGTCTTGTACTTTTTGATTATCAGAATGAACTAAAAGTGTATCACCAAATTCATTCTTTAATGTTGATTCATCTGCGTATATATCAAGAGCCGATGCTAATATTGGGTCATTATCCATTGCATCGTAATCTCTGAATACCTCTCTACGAACTTGTTGGTATGCCATTGATTGTGCACCACCTGCTTGTTCGAAAAAAGATTTCTGTAATTTAGTGTATCTATCTCTAAGTGATGATAAGTTAGTTTGTTGTCTTTCATCACCATCAAAGACGTTTCTTTTTCCGTCCTTATCGATAGTAACTACCGCTTGAGAACGAAAGAGTTTAGTTAATCTCCCAAAAAATGAAGTATCTGCCATTTTATTATTGTTTTAATTTATAACCTTTATTATTTTTGTTGTTACCACTTTCTACATGACCAGTATCTAGCCTTGTGTCTTGGACCTGGTGAATCACAGTTGTGTCTTGCTCTAAAAGCTTTACGTCTTGCTGGGTCTGATTTCTTGATTGACATCGTTTTACCCTTAGCAGAACTTCCTCCATGTCCAAAGTTTACTTTTACAACGTTTCCTTGGGGATTTTTAACATATACTTTGAATTTCTTGACATCACCTTGCATCGGTTTACCAAGTTTTACTTTTCTTCCTTGATACTCAGCTTCGTTAATATCAGCTTTGTATTCTTTCATAAACTCACAGAATTCTTTTATATCGTGATAGTTTTCTACTGTATATTCTTCTGTATGTATCTCTTCTTTAAGTAATTCTTGTAATGATATCATAATTTATTTTCTCCTAATATATAAATATAAGATTATTTAATTAACCAAGTTAAATCTTCATTTGAATCACCAACTCTCATTTTCCATGGGTCATCTTCTAATTGAGTATTACCTCCAAACCCCATTCCTGCAACATCCAATTGATGAGCTCCGATACCACCCAATGCCTGTTTAGTTAAATCAATTCCCTCTTGTCTTAATCTTAATGCAGTATCTCTAACCCACAATGAAATTGCTAATGACATCGTTAAATCATCATTATAACCTCTCATTGCTTCTGCTCGGTTACCATTCCATATAAATGTAAATAATTCATCTATTGTTCTCTGTGAACGAATGGTAATATCTTTTTCTCTAATATATTGTTCTAACTTTGAAATAATTAGAGGTCTTGTTTTAGAAGTTGTAGAGAAACCTGCTGTCATACTTCGTTCTTCTCTGTTGTATTTATTGTTTAATTGATTCTCAACATCTACATACTTCAAATCTTTACTCATGTAGAAAAGATTACCATACCCTCTATCAATTACTTGTTGTATTACTGCCCAACCAATGTTTGCGTTCTCTATTACGAGTAATGCGTTGTTATAATCAGTTGAAAGGGAAACTAAGAAGTTCCCAAAATCTTTTGTATCTAATTTACCTTTGTATTCTGCAACTTGAGATGATTCTTCTATATCAATAACATGACATGCCGAGAAATCGGCAGAATCACCACGAGCAACATCGGCAACTACCATGTAAGATTTCTGATAGTTTGGATATTCCCACTTCCAAAGGTTTCCATCGAACCCAGTCTTTTCTACTGGTTCTTGTACATATGATTCTTTATAGAACATAAGGAGTTGTGGGTCTATTACAGTATCACCAGAAGAAACGAAATCACAATCACACTCTTGTGCTGCTCCTTTTGGTCCTAATAGTACCTCTTGTTCATCTCTCCAATCTTGATTTCGTTCAGGATGTACACTCCAATGTAATCTAATAGTATTGAAGGTATTTGTTTCATCTTCTGCACCTACCCAAGTTTTGTGAAAGAAGTTTCCTACACCATTTGGAGTAGAAAGGATAATTGCATTACCACCCGTTGATAAAGTAGATTGTGCTGATACCCAAATATCTTCAATCTTATCAATAAACGCTGCCTCATCAAATACCAATAAGGATAATGCTTCAGAACGACCAGCATCACCAGCGGCTGAAGTTGCTTTTATCTGAGAACCATTCGAATATCTTAAGGATAGTTTGTTATCCTCTACTGTTGTTTGTTTTAACCACGATGGTAAGTACTGATTCATTACACGAACCTTCGTTACAAGGTTCTTAGCAACCTCTTGTTTAGTTGCAATTACCAATACATTAAAATCTTGATTGAATAACATCTTCCAAAGTGAAAATCCCGCAGTTAAGGTAGAAATACCTGTTTGTCGAGATTTAAGTATGATATTATATCGATGTTCTGTAAATTCTTCTAAAGTTCTTTCTTGAAATTGATACAAGTGAAAAGGTATCTTACCCCTAACTGGATGTTGTATCATACAGTACTTCTTCATGAAGTATATAGGGTCTTGAGCACATTTCTGATACTCAACTTTTATTATTTCCTTTAAACTTTGTTTAGCCATTTTATTTTTTGCCTATTTTCCAATACATAGAACCTCCAACGAATGGTTTGTACTGACCAAGTTGGTTTGACATTCCAATATTTAGACCATAGATGTTCATCTTTTTAGTTTTTACTAAAAGATTACCAGTAAAGTTACCTAATCCATTTGTTTGGTCCATACCTAATCCAAATCCATAGTAGAATTCTAATTTAGGTAGTTCTTTTACGATAGTTGTGTTGTAAACTGTTGGAATCTTGAAGAACCAATCAATTTCTCTTGATTCGATTCTGTTTTGTGAGATAATATCAGTAAGAATACCATATCCTAAACTACTTGCTGGTTTATTACCTAAAGAATCTGTAACTTCTTTTGGAAAATCATAATCAAGGTTTAGAGTATCAGTTACAGTTACCTTAGAGAAGTAATCTTTGATGATAGCAAGTGAATCTACATCTACTGGTATCTCAACTTCTTTAATTACTTCTTTTGTAATGTACTTTGGTACATACTTTGTTACTTGTACTTCTTTTTCAACATAAATTGTATCAGTTTCTTGTTTGATTAGTTCATAATCTTTACCATCTACTTTTACAATTTCTTTATCACCATAATCAGTACCACATCCTCGTTGTAATGCGATAATAACTACAAGTGAAATTATTATTATTTCTTTTATATATTTTTTCATAAGTAATGCTCCATATTAACTTCTCGTAACTTCTCGAATGCAACATTTCTTTTTTCTTCTAACTCTTTTATCTCTCCCTCACCATATTCGATAAGTTCATTTATCTCTGCACGAACCTCATCAATAGGTTTTGGTAATTTCCAAGTTTCAGTAACCTGTCCTTCACCATTATGCATATCATATTCTTCTTTTAAATCACCAAGAGATTGTCTGTATTGGTCTATTTTTGTTTTGCCAAAAATAATCATCCTTGTCCAAACTTTATAATCTTCATATTCTCTCCAAGCACCAGCCATTTTTATTTCATGTTCTCTATCTACTGTACAATCCATACAATAACCACCTTTTTGGATAAACACTTTATCTTTTTTTGTTTTCTTAATAGTTTTACAATCAGAATTTTTACATTGTTCTAATGATTGTAAATATTTTCGTGTTTCTACAAATGCTGAAGAGTTTTTACCAGTTTTTAGAATAAAACCTTCTTTCTGTTCGTATTTATTGTGTTCATCTTCCCAAACATCACCTACTTTACGAGTTTCTTTTTTCTTTTCCCATCCTACGACAGTACTTTTTTGATACTCACCAGTTTGAACCATATCTACCAACTTTCTACGAGTTGGGTGCATATACTTTTTCTTAAAGTCTTTTCCCATTGTTACATATTAGGTTATGTTATTGTATATAAATATATAAAAATACAGAAACCGAAAATTTAGAAGAATATTCCGAGTATCTGATTTACAGATGCGAAGGTACCAGTAAGTTTGAAAGTATTTCCTTTATATAAGAAAACGATACCTTCATTTGGTACAATTTTTTTAGCACCACCGATAGATTTTAATCTTCCAAGTTCTAATTTTAACTTTTCTATCTTTTTTGGGTCACCTGATTTCTTAACATCTTTTATTGTCTTATCAATTCGTTTTTTCATATCACGAACTGCTGAATCAGCGTTAACTGTTAGTGCGGATGAGGTGA